TGCAATCTCACCTTGAGCATGTGCCAGCACTGCTCTGACTAGTTGTTCTCTCATATGAAGTGCCATAAGTATAATCTTTTTAATAATTATACATTAAAAAAGGGGGTATGTAAACCCCCTTCTCAATCAAGTAAGTTTATACTCAACTCTTAGATGCGAACTTGCGTTCTACCTTGATTCCACGATACATTAGATCATGGTTTCTGTGTTGAGCTGCTTCATTGAGTACCTTATTGTTGTACTCTGCGGTGTCATACTCGACACCTCTGTATGTGACTTTTGCCATTGGGTTTCTCCAAAGTAGTAGGGGTTTTAATCCGTTCCTTTAGTCAACTTTTACGTCCCCAGTCGAAGGGGGATGAACGATTTCGTTCCGAGTCGGCTTACTTGCGTCCTGAATGTATCAGGATGAACGTTATGTGTTAATAATAACACAGTCCTATTATATAGTCAAGTAGTTTTGTAATATGTGATACAGTTTACTCGTAACTGTGAGGAATATAGTCAGGACATAGTAAAGATTCTGCTATTGCTTTAGCAAATGCATTCTTTTCGCATAGTTTATTCATCCAGATCCTTTCATCTAGAGTAACTGGTACACCATCATCGGTTATCATACGACAACATATATCAGTAAGTTCTAATCTGTACTTGGTACTTAACATTTTAAGTTTTAAAAGTTTGTGTACCACTGATACCTTTTGTATTTTCTTTAACATCTTCTTCATTTGTTTTAGATTCTAAAGCTTGACCATTCTTATCGACCAAACCAAGTTTCTTAATCTCTCCAAAGGCAGACTTTTCTTGTCTCTTAATCCTTTTATATTCTTTTAAAATTTTATCTACTTCAGATAAACGCACCTTAACATTAAGTTGTCCACCCTCCTCATCATCTGCACTAGCAAAACCAAGTCCAGTTTGATCCGACTTTTCTTTCTTTGATTCTTTATCATCTATGTAATCATTAATGCCTTCCTGAATTTCATCATGGATAAGTGCATTTATTTGAGCTCTTAATAACTCATCATTATCTTTGTTCTTACTCATACCTTTCTCCTTTTCTTTTTCTCTGGTGATTTATAACCATACTGACTTGGTTTGATTGTACCATATCCATACTCAATTTTCTGAATAGCACCTTTCCCATAACGATCATAATACATGTCAAAGATATTAACTTGTTTTGCAGCACGAGTCACATCCAAATGTGTCTCACCCTCTACAACATAAGTAACATTAAATGCATCAGTAGGAAGTTTCCTATCTTGTGATTTATCTAGAGTGGTTTTCTCTTGAATAATATCACAAGAATAAACTGAAGGATCAAACTTCTTCTCTGGTTTTGGTTTAAGTTCATCAGACATTTTTTCTCCTTCTCTTTTCCTCATTCCACCAGCTTTGACGGTCATGAACGGTTACCCCACTGAATATCTTGATAGGCTTGCTTCACATTGTCAAGAGAAATATTATACTTAGTTCCTAGATCCTTATCTTTTACAAGAACTAATATTTCTGCTTCTCTTGGATGAAGACCCTGAAGTAAATCAATAAACATCATTTCTCTACGCACTGTAGATAATGAACCGTTACCACCCTGTACATAGTGATAGAAATTTTGATACTCTCTACGGATAGTTGTCTTATTCCTACCATCTAAGTCTTGTCCTGTTGCTGATTCACCTCCTGCTGCCTCTCTAGCAATGTTATCTGATAGAGTGCCAGCAAATGTAGTTTGAGCATTAGACTCGCCGTAGGGAACCTCTCCTGGTGGTAGTAAACTAATTACAGAACTATCAAAATTCCAAACAAAAAGAACCTTTAAGCAATCGTGTTCATAATTTCTAAGAACTTCTACCTTCTTAGCATTAGATTTCTGAGCATCTGCTAATCCCAATACCTCATGTATAAAAGGATTGATTGGAAGAGAGTCTGTAGCAGGTGCTTCAGGAGTTCTAGGTTTAGGAGTTGGTGTTGCTTTAGACTTTGCTGGTAACTTAGGTCCAGTATTCTTAGCAGGTCTACCCCTCTTCTTCGGTGTCGTCTTCGTCGTTGTCATGTGTTTCAATTCTTAGAGCTAAAATTTCATCGGGAACTAACTGTCCGTTCGCATCAAACATTTCTGGATGAGTATACACTACTTGGGGTGTGGTTTCATATGAATGCTGTCTTGCCATCCATCCTATCATACCTCCTACTAATAATGCAAGGAACGACACAACTGTCGTTAATGTTAATGTTACTATGGTTTGTTCCATTGTACACCTCCAGAGTGTTATGTTTTTCTAATGTCCAGGTAAACATTAAAGTGAAAAACAATCTCTCTGTTCCAGAGGGATACCAGTTTTCCAAATTTTACCTGAAAGGTTTTGGGTTTTTCTGGTTTCTTCCTCCTATTACGTAACAATAACTCAACCCCTCTATTAATTTCTAGAGGTTCGTTTTTATTTAGATCCTTTTTTTCTTCTTCCTGGTTTTCTGTCATTACTATACCTCACTGCATCCTCTAGGATCCCTCCTAGATATGCCATTATTTTTCTTGCTTTTGGTTTAGGAATATGATGATATGCTTCCCGTAATTGTTTATGGTCAGAATCATTACCACCTTTAATATACTCCTTTAACTCTAGCACTTCATCAGCAATTTCCTTTGCTGTAGAACTCTTAAGGAAAGCATCGACCTCTGCTTTAGTTGTCTTACGATACTTTAAAAATTCATAAAACTTAAGCTGCATCTTTCCCTCGAAAGCATACTCAATAGCATGTTCGAGCATATCATATACATTGTCAAAATCGTCTCTCATTAGACTAATTTTTTCTCCTTAAGATACTGAACTGTTTCTGTACATCCACCAAGATTGGTTTGATTTACTACCACTTGAGGAAATGTAGTTCCCTCACCAAACTGACCCTCAAATGATTGCTTATCAAAGTCATCATTTAATTTATAAACTACATGATTTAACTGTGCCAACTTTAATACTTGTACTACCTTTGTGCAATAAGGACATCCATCCTTAGAATAAACAGTAAAATTCATACTGGTTGTCTAAAAATTTTATTTAGATTGTGATTCATCTTGAGTCTCCTCTATAATACGATGATAGTCTTTAGCACTATCAATAATTGCTTTCTTTAAATCCTCTATGTCCCACACAATTTCATCATTATTCTGTGGTTCTGTGTTCATTTTTCAAACGTTGTAAGTTCTCTATACTTTTTATACAGTTCACCCATCTTAGGTTCTGTATCACGGGACTTCCACATCTGTGTGAGTATTAGTTCCATATCATCCATGGGAATTACTACTGATAGATTACCATTAGTATGTGCTTCAGTCATCTTCCCTCCCTCGATTTATTTCTAATAGTAATATGTTTACCCTCGATAGCAAAGTCTAAGTAATCGGTATGATCCCAACCAAGTTCCTCATAAAGACCATTTAACTTATCCATATCATCCCACAAGTCAGTGGGAGTAGGTTCACCCCAAAAAGGATTTTCTTCCATTATGCAAACTGCTTTAGGTTGTTTAGTATATATTGATATGCTTTTACTATATCACCTTCTCCCTTTCTAAACAAGTCCTTATCAAAACTTTTATTGCCTTTCCAAAGTCTCATACCATCGGGTGATAGTTCATCAGCTAAGATTATATTATCGTTACAATCATATCCAAACTCTAATTTAAAATCAACAAGTGTAAGACCTATATCTCTAAAGACCCCTTTCAGTATAGAGTTAACTTCTCTTGCCTGATATTCTAATTCATCTAATTCACCACCATACCCCATCAAAATAATACGATCTTCAGTGAGTAGAGGATCATCCTTCTCATCATCCTTAAGATAATATTCAACCAAAGGCCAATTAATAATCTTACCTTCCTTTAGTGTTGTTTGTCTGACAATAGAACCAGCAGTAATATTTCTCACCACAACTTCTATAGGAATAATATCAACTCTCCTACAGCACATAGAACTATCAGTTGGCATAGTAATATAGTGAGTTCTAATTCCTTCCTCCTCTATTATCTTAAATAAGATTCTAGAAATCTCACAACAGATAGAACCTTTACCTTCTCTCCATAGTTCTTTTCTACCATTACCAGCAGTTACCTTGTCCTCATACTGAATAATAATCTCTTCAGGATTATCAGTTTCGTATACAGTTTTTACTTTTCCTTTAACAAGTGTCATTCCCAATTCTCATAAGGTGGTTCAGGTTCATTAATACGATGTGCAAATTTTTCACTATCAAAATATGATCTACCTCTCTTACCATCTCTCTCATCCAATACTTCATTAATAAGTATCTTCATCTCCTTAACATATTCAGGAGTGAATAACCTACGAGGATAGATCATCATAGGTTTATGTTCCTGTGGTTTACCTTTCCAATTAGGATCAGCGGGACCACTCATCCCTTGCGTATCAATCTTACTCATACTATCCCTCCCATATCATGTCAGGCATTGCTCCTGGTTGTTGTTTTCCTATGGTAAGCATAAGAATAAAATAAGAAACAAACCAAATAATATTAAACAACCATGATTGTCTCCAAAGATATTTTCTGATACCCATAGCAATAGTTACTTTCTTAATTGCTTGCGGATCATAATCATTACCTATTGATCTTAGTATCTGTTCTATAATCACTGCAACAATAGTAGCTATCACTAATGGATAGAATACAAAGTTTGCGAATGACATTATTGCTATTAAAAAAGTCATCTTTCTAGTGCGTCTAAGTTACCATGACGAATTGGTCTCTTTAACATACTCTCCATTACTTTAGGATCAACAGAGACAGGTCTGTGATGCTTCATACCCACATGATTACCATCGTCAGGAAGATTACCTGTCATAAGATACTCAATCGTTTCTTTACATCCTCTAAGATAATGAAGTTGATTCTCAACCTTCACCCATTCTTCATGAGAATCTAAAAGTTGTAATTTTTTATCTTCCATCTGTGCTGTTCTCTTAGTGAAACGAGATAGCAATTGTTCATAGTTCTCAGTCTCTTTCATGATAATTTTTTCATTATGTATACATTCTACCAATCAGGGTACATCCAGTCAACCCTAACATCATTACCTTTTCTTCTTTTCGTAATACGTTTTACCGTACACTCCTTACATTCGTAAGAATATGATGATAAGAGATTCATATTTTTACGTACACGATAGTATCCATTTAAAAGATTTTTTCTTTCCTTACAAATTCTACAAACTCTTTCTTCTAATAAGAGATGTCCAAGTTTTAATTGATCGTCCAATTCCATGCATAAAAAAAGACCCTAAAGTAATTTAGGGTCTGTTAAGTTCCGACTTTTGTAGAGACCGCACGAACGGTGTCTCAAGTCTATTTATCAACCAACCTTTAACCTTTCTAAAATATCTTCACTAACCACCTT